CAGCTGCTCCCAACCAAGATATGCACATTAAAGTATATTGGGCAAATGGTAAAGGAGTTATTGGAGACTTCGGCGATCAGATATTTAATAATACAGTAACTATCACAAGATGTACGATGTATTGTAAACAAAGTACAATAAGTAATTTTGAAAGAGAGCAAATTAGATCTATGGTATTACCAAAAAGAGTATGTATGACGCAAAGTGTTTCACAACAAGTTACATTAAAATCCGTGGGAGAAGATCATGCTTATACATTTAATGTTAATTGTGATCCATTGAGTATTTATGCATCCGCTCTTTACATAAGATTAAGTAAACAATCATTAATTAATACTCGCACTACCTCAAATGTCGAGCCTGCACCTGGTTGTACAGTTGAGTTATTTTTAAATGGCTCAAGTTTTAGTGGACCTATTAGCGGAGAGTTTTTAACGTATTTTGGAGGGGTATTATTGAACACATTTGATGATGGTACAAGTACAATTATATTTCCTTTAGCTAATTCTATTAATGGTTCTGGAGTACCTTTAAATAGATTTGATAGCATTCGTGTAGTAATTAAATTACCAAAAGTAGAGTTTAAAAATACAAGCGATCTTCAGGATACTTTAACAGTTTCTGCTATGGGAGAATCTACTATACTTTATTCAGGTGGAGCTGCTTCACTCAATAAGTTCTAAATTATTTTCTTTTACATTAATTAATGAATGAAATGAATACTAATATTAGTGTAGCTATATCAGGTTTTGGCGGTAAGAGTATTTTTAAAAAAATGCCTGTAAATATAAAAGAAACTGTAGAAAATGTAAACTATTTAATAATTAAAGAAGACCTAGATTACATTCAATTCAAGTCTTCTAAAATTAAACAGGCCATGATGAAAAATGTTCCAATAATAACATATTCTGAGTTTCTTAAAAAAATGAGTAATTAATCAATTTAAAAAATATTTTCTTATTATTAATAATACAAAAATGTCTTCAGTAACTTCTTTAGCTGGGTATAACGGAACTGGTACACAAGGTACTGCTGTAACCGATAAACTAGATGATACAGTTCGTTCTGTATTTTGGAATGAAAACAACACAAATAGAGCTTTGATTTATGGTTCTCAATTGGTAGAAGTCCCAGGAGGCGGAGACGATAAAATAGGTGGTAGTAAAACATGGGTTCTTGATAATACACCGGACGTTATAGGAGATCTATTTCTTAGAATTAGAGTCCCTGCGCCCACGACGCCTTCATCAACTAACGTGCTCATGGCACAATGTGGTCTTTTAAATGTAATAGATCGAATTGATATCAAGGTTGGTTCTCAGACTTGGCAGACCTTAGATAGAAATACTATTTATGCTTTACTGTGTACAGAATTAGAAAACGGACAATTCAACGGTATAGTAAAAAGTTTATCTGGGGGTGAGACGGTTCCAAGTAACAGTATTCTCCCGACGAGCATCAGCAGCGTCTCCGAGCCATGTTTTTTTCTCGACGAGCGAAATCAGGGCTATTCATACGTCGCTGAAGACGATAAACATTTCTCACTAGATGTCTTTTTTCCTCTTTTAGCTTTTACTAAGAATTATATAGGTGTAAAGACTTCTTTTAATTCTATTAATGAATCCGGGCATTTTTATTGTGCAGCTCCTGATCAACAATTTACAGTACAAATATATTTTTCTAATGGTAATTCTAATAGTACATCTGCGCTAAGTCCATTACCAACTTGTAATTCTGTATTTACTAAACAAAATACTACAGAATTACAAACTAATCTATATTATCGTCAGATTACAATGTCAAATATTGAAAGAAGTTCAATTATCAATGCACCGGCTGGTATTCCAAAGAGAATTAAACTTACGCAAGAAATACCAAATATAGATTTAAATTCTTCTAGAACCAGAATAGATTGTTCTAGATTTAATTTATATGCTTCTCATTTGATACTAACAGTTCCTTTATTAAATCAAGATTTTTTAGCTCGGCACTTATTTGGAATGGAATCCATGTTTAATTTTGAACTGCATATTAATGGCACTTCTTTATTTGGAGTAATGCCAAGTATAGCGTTTAATAATGGATCATCTAATTATTATCTCGGTATTAATAATAATAAAGTCGGACTTTTGCTGGACGCTTCAAACTCTATCACCGCCGCGTCGTCACGAATATCCGACGCTTGCGCCCAAGTTAGATACACGTATATTATACCTTTAGCATCTACTGCTTATGGAGGAAGTTCTTTACCATTAAATAGATTTGATAGTATTACACTTACAGTAACCCCCGTTACAGGTTCTACTCAAGGTGTGTTTGCAACCAACGGGGCGTCTCTTACATGTGTAGGAGAATCTGTAGCTTTGTATAAAGAAGGAGCTGCAAGCCTTGCCACTTACTAAAACATTCTATATACATTTTATAAACTCCCAGTCTAATTCATTGCATATTTGTTTCCATATTTGTTCTTGTTCAAATAATTTTTCTCTACTTTTTAAAAGCGGAAAGTAAATTAAGTATTCGTCCTTCTTTAATAATTGAAAAAACTTATACAACGTGTATGAATAACTTAAAAAGTTTTTTCTATTTTTTGGACAATACTTTTCAAAAGGTTCTTGAATATCATTAAACATTTCGAGTAATTTTTCTTCTAGTTTTTGATTTATAACTAATTGAACGTTACCTGTAATTTTATGTATTATATTTGGAATATGCTCATAGTATTTATTTAATTTCAATTTTTTAAGATATTCTTTAATTTTATGATATGTTATCATAGATTTATCTGTAAGTCTTTCTTTTTTAATTTCAATAAGTAATAAATCAATTACCTGTTTTGGAACAAAAGTCCCCTCTCTACCCTGTATTTGAACAATCCATTCTTTGAAATGATTTGTTCTCTTATAACTATAGGGTTTAATGAAGTCATGTGTTTCTGTGGTATTCCATTCTGGTATTCCAGAAGATGTATATGGTTCTGTTAGTCCACAGTTATTACATATTTTAATTCCAGCTGATATATCATTAATAGTATCTCCTCCACATTCTTTACATCCACATGTTACTTTTTTAAATGTATACATATTAGAACATTCTTCTGGGAAACATATAGTCATGTATTCTTTATAAATATCCTCTGATCTTTTCTCACATTTAACAGAAATAAAGTTAAATATATCTGAATTAGAATTGTTTTCAGTTTCTGTAAAATCTAGGGTGTCTAATTTATTTATAAACTCTACAGATTTAAATAAATAATCTGATAAATCAGTATCATTTTTAAGTCTAATTATATGTTCTTCAAGTTTACTTATTTCATCTCGTATTTTATTTATTTCATTAGAATGCTGTTTATTATTTATTTTAGTTTCTTTCATATTTTTTAAAAAGTCTAATTTTTTAATATACTCCGGTAATTTTTCTTTTTCTTTTTCATAATATTCAATAGTTTGGTTATGTTTTGCTATTAAACTCATACGAGAATCTGTATGCGTTTCTTTTTTTGATATTTTGAAAGAGTTCATTATATATCTCTATTATATCTTTTTAAACAAATTAATATAAAAATAAAAATGTATTAAATAATAGATGTTAATTCAATATTCAAATAAATTAACTATAAAAAACATTAGAAGCATAGCTAAACTCAATAAAATTAAATATATCAGTGCGTTTAATAAAATAAATGCAATTAAATTAATTAATGATTATAAAGCATCTACGTTAATACAAAAACATTTTAGAAAAAAATTAATGAGAGAAAATATTTGCCCAATATCTCATGAAATTCTTAAATATCCGTTTATCAGTATTAAAATAAATGAAAAATTTTTTTACTATGATTTTCATACATTTATTACATATGTTAATGTTTCTGGAGACACAAGAGATCCAGTTACACGTGAAAATATTTCTGATAGAAAATTACAAGACATTAATAAATTAATCAGATACTATTATGGTAAGAATACTAATAAAATAATAATTTCAAAAAGTATGCTTAAAAATACAGATCTGAATATAATAACATACTGTCTTTATGATTTGATATCAGAAATAAATAATACACATGAACTAACCATTGATATAGTATATCAAAATATATTACCGAGAATGATATATTATATACATTATTTAATTAAAAACCATTCATCAGAGGATTGTATAACTATAATAAATGCATGTAGAAGAAGTCTATTACAAATTAATATACCAAATGTAGATATTCTACACGACTATCTTAACTTAATAATCATACTAAACTTTCAATAATTACAAAAAAAATTAATATAAAGGAAAAATAGATATAAAGAAAATATAATGGATACCCATTGTAATATATGCGACCCAAAGTGTAAGTTTAATAATTGTATATGTAATGAAAGTTTTAAACAATTTTATGACATCTATAATTATATATCAAATGTAACATCAAGTGGAGACATTAATATAATTAAAAAATGGTCTATATCTACAATGACAATATGCTGTAGTTTTAATTGTAATATTGATATACATGAGTACGTAAAAAATTATGATACTGAAAATAAAATGAGATTTTATAACTGTGTAAATACATACATCAGCACTAAGTATCAGAATAAAAATAAAGTTTCTATTAAAATCTTTACAAATGGTAATATTCAATTAGCTGGTATACTTAATGTTACATCTGCTACTTACACTATAAGAAAAATCTTTAAGCGCCTTGTAAATATTAATGCTTTTTCTGATCAAGGAGAACCTTATATTTCTAATGTTAGAATATGTATGATTAATTCAGATTTTAAAATTGATAAAAGTATTAAACAGGCGCAGCTTTGCAAATTAATAGATGAAAATAAATATCCTTTTATCAAAAGATATTCTTTTATACCAAGTAAATATCCTGGTATAAATATTAAAATTATAGAAAATGAAGAAACCTCTAAATGTATAACATGTTCTGTTTTTAGACCAGGAAGTATAATAATTACAGGCGGAAATGATCTAACTATTTATAAGCAAATACTTGAAAATCTATTATTTATTTTAAAAAATAATAATATATTATATTAATGTTACAAC